GGGCTAGCTCTGCTATATAAAGAATGCTAGATGTTGCACCTAGGGTTTGTCCCTATAGACAGTCATTTGCTTAGTCTTTAATATTCGCACTGTAGATAAACGATAAACGACAAGTTAATTAAATGACTGATTAACGACTTGACACCGAGTAATTACAGTTGTATAATTCACTTGTCAAACAACAGATGGAGAATATCATGAAAGTTTCTAACCTTTTGGGCCATAAGAACCAGTTCATCATCATCAATGATTGGGATGCCTACTATTTCCAGTCGTACGACACAATGATGTGCAAAGCCGTACAGGGCGATCTCGGGGACAACTTTACTATGCTTGAAAACTATTGGTCCGCTACCACAGGTAAGCACATGAGGGCCTTTTTAGAAGAGGTTTATTTGTGGGATATTGTCTTAGATCTCATCCATAAACACAAGGTTTTTAGGAACCTTAAGGACTTTATGGAAAGAGTGAGTACAGTAAAATTATTTATGGGTGATGTCACGGTAACCTACAAAGCACATAGGGGTGAAACTAAAACTGAAACATTTACTTGTAAGGCACCTTAACTGAGTAAATATATATGATCCCTTGCAACCTCAGGGGATCACAATATATTCACTTAATAACCTAAGGGGGGCATTATGAAATATCACCTTAACACCTTTACGGATGAATCTAAAGCTACTAAGTATCCTAACAGTGTATCAGTATTATACTGTGTTAATGGGGATTTGATTATTGGATATACTCACAGAAATACAATTCCATTAAAGTTACTTAAGAAGTATATTAAGATTGTTAAAATGTTACTCGGTGACAATATCGAGGCTATCATTAAGGTTAACCATTGAACCACAACATAAAAGGATTCCTAAAATGCACACTAACCATCCCACCATCATCAAGACAAAATTTGTTCTTCCCTCAGGAAATTGGTTTAGCGGGTTCATTTGCAATACAAAAACTAAGACCGTTTGTTTTAACTATCGTGACAGAAGGCGTGATGGTCAAATCGCAAGACGGTACACGGTTGTGCCCATAAGAGAGCTACTAAAGTAATCATGCTTAAACAACAGAATAGCAGTAAATAATACTATGACTATTGAAGATATCACTGAAGCTATAGCGGAAAGCTATAGTGATACTGATCCGTGGGAAGCTACTGATAAAGCTAAAACTATTATGATGGAGCTAGATGATAATGATGATGATGATGAATGATGCTAAAGACACTAAGCCTGTGGCGGGCAGTCCAGAAGAACCCATTGCGGGTTCTCCAGAAGAACCCATTGCGGGTTCTCCAGAAGAGGCTACGCACTATCATGGTGCGGTGGAACCTATTGAACTCATGCAGACTATCTTAACGCCTGAGGAGTTCAAAGGATTCCTAAAGGGAAATGCTATCAAGTATGCTTTCAGGGCAGGCCGGAAGGCAGGAGAGACTGCAGAGAAAGACAGAACTAAGTTTATAGTATACTCTCAGTGGCTCCATAAATATGAGCTATATGGTATCATTGACTAACCAACCCTAGGATATAACTACAAATAATATAACGTACACTAGTAGAGAGAAGAGAGAAGGGGTACTTAAGGTTAACCCTAGGTGTTAACCTAGGTACTCTTACATTAACATATATAATAATTATCTATATAAACCTTATAAAGACCTATAAAGACTTACTAAAGGTATCCCCCATGTCTTACTATGAAAACGCAGATAAGTTCTCTATCGATGAGAACAGCTACGATGATATGTGTCTTAAATACGGTAAGTACCGTGTTGATCGTGAAATTGATTTGGAACTTGAAAGCAAAGACAACGCCTACAATGCATTCATGTCTAAGCGTAATAAGGCTATCTCAGACAATAACCTAGCCAACATAGGTACTACTAAAGTACTCTTGTCTGAGACTATCCCTGCTATGGTTAAAGGTCTTAATGCATGGTTTGCTAAAGTCAACAATGGGAAGTGTGGCAAGCGTCATAGAGCCGCTAGTCTTGCAAATACTCTCAAGTCTGAGGAAATTGCATTCATTGTCTCTAAAACCATCCTGTCTAATACGATGTACCGTATTGGCCTTACTAACCTTTCGGTAAAGATTGGGGAAGCTATTGAGGATGAAGTAAGATTCAATACTATCCTTGCCTCCATGTCTCCTAAGGAAGTCCAATCATTCAAGGTAGGCATGAACAAGCGTATTGCCTTTCAGTTCAAAAAAAGGTATGCCATTCAGAAGGAGAAGCACCTTGCCGATGAGGGTAAGGTACAGTTGTGGAATAAATGGAGCCAATCCGATAAGTTCAATGTCGGCATGAAGATGGTTGAGTTGTTTGCTCTTAGTACCAACCTAATACACATCGTAAAGGTGTTTGTTAATGGGAACATTAAGTATTCTGTAGAGCTTGATGCAGATGTAGCGAAGTATGTTGAATATCAGGACAACTACCTCGCAGATCTCATGATGGAGCACCGCCCCATGATTATCCCTCCTAAGCCGTGGACTAACCCCTTTGATGGGGGATACTACATCAACCTTAAGAAGCCCTTACAACTTGTCCGCATGTCTGCTAAGGACTGTGATGCCCTGTACTCTGATGTGGATATGCCAACTGTCTACAAAGCTGTAAATGCTATTCAGAACACCGCATGGCACATTAACAATCGTGTCTTAGAAGTGGCTAATGCTGTATGCTCGTGGGAACATATCCCTGAGGCTCTGGAAATGCCTACGGCGAATCCTGCAGAGCCTCCTGTACGCCCTATCGAGGCAGACACCAATAAAGACATCCAACGTGAATGGCGGCAAGCTATGACATCCTACTATCAGGAGGACAACAAACGTAAGGCTAAGCGTATTCTTGTTAACTGCATCCTCAAGCTTGCCAACGATTTCAAGGATGACGAGGCAATTTACTTCCCGCATAACCTTGACTTCAGAGGTCGTATCTATCCTGTGACCCTGATTCACCCCCAAGGCAATGACTTTATGAAATCAATGCTTGAGTTCTCCGAAGGTGTGGAACTTGGTAAGGATGGTCATACGTGGCTTGCCTTCCAAGGTGCAAACATGTGGGGTCTTGATAAGAAGCCCATTGAGGAACGCATTGCATGGGTTTACGAGAACTCTGATATGATCATCAGCATTGCAGAGAAGCCCTTGGATAACCTGCAATGGACTGAGGCAGATAGTCCGTGGGAATTCTTAGCATTCTGTTTTGAATGGAATGACTATCTTAAGATTGGGGAATCCTTCAAGTCTAAGCTTGCTGTAGCCTTCGATGGCTCCTGCTCTGGCTTACAGCATTTCTCTGCGATGCTTCGGGATGAAGTCGGTGGGGAAGCCGTCAACCTTAAGCCTGATGATCATGTCCATGACATCTACGGCATCGTTGCGGAGAAGGTTAAGGAACTCCTTAAGAAGGACATGCAGGAAGGTACAGATGACACCATAGAAGCCACTGAGGATGGTTCTAGCTATCTTAAGAAGGGTACCAAGAGCCTTGCAAAGGAATGGCTTGATCATGGGGTTTCTCGCAGTGTTACCAAGCGTCCTACAATGACTCTTTGTTATGGTGCTAGCAAGTTTGGGTTTGCAGATCAGATCCTTGAAGATACTGTCTACCCTGCTCTTGCTCATAATCCCCTGTCTTTCTCTAAGCCATCTCAGGCTTCTCGCTATATGGCAGGTCTTATTTGGGATTCCCTTAAGGGCGTTGTAGTGAAAGCTGTGGAGGCTATGGAATGGCTTCAGACTGCCTCAGGACTACTTGCAAAGGACAAGAACATCGAAGGTAAGAACCTTCCTACAACTTGGATTACTCCTGCAGGTTTCCCTGTGAAGCAGAAGTATCCTAAAGTCCGAGTTAAGCGTCTTAACACTGTCCTGTCTGGTTCTATCAAGATCTTTGATACTACCTCAGGTTCTACTGAGGAAGCCACTGATGGTTCTGTCTTGCGTCTTGCCTTTGCAGAACCTACTGATGAGATTGACAGTCGCAAGCAGAAGCAGGGCATCGCTCCTAACTTTGTTCACAGCATGGACGCATCTCACTTGATGCTTACTGTTTGTGCTTGTGTTGACAAGGGTGTCAATGCCTTTGCGATGATCCATGATTCTTATGGTGTCCCCGCAGGACATGGCTCTATCATGTTCACAACTGTCCGAGAAGTCTTTGTAAGCACCTACACGGAGAACGATGTACTGCAGGATCTCCATGATCATATCTGCAACCTGTTGTCTCCTAAGATGCTCAAGGATCTCCCCGAAGTACCCACCAAAGGCGATCTGGATCTTGATTGCGCTAAGGAGTCTATGTATGCATTCAGCTAGTACACTAGCATTCAGCTAGTACACTAGCATTCAGCTAGTACACTAGCATTCAGCTAGTACACTAGCATTCAGCTAACCTTTAGTATAACGTACACTAGTAGAGAGAAGCTAGTTCACTAGCAGAAGAGCATATAAGTCTCTCTCTCTACTTTTTTCATATCTGACTTAATAAAACGTACACTAGTAGAGAGAAAATCTCTCTTAAGTACACACAAAGGAAACACACACTATGAACGATATTCGACTTACCACTCCGAAGGGTTATGCACAGTATCCGTACCTTAAGGATCCTGACACCAAGTTCAATCCTGATGGGGACTATAAGGTTAACCTTGCGATGGACGACAATGAAGCTACTGGCAAGCTTATTGCAAAACTTCAACAGATGCTTGAAGACTTCTATGACAACGATGAGGAAGTTGCTAAGGCTGTTGCTAAGGGTCGCAAGGTTGTCATGTCTGACATCTACGAGAAAGATGAAGAAGGCCGCATTGTCTTGAAGTTTAAGCAGAAGGCTAAGATCACTAAGAAGAATGGTGAAAAGATCGATATCAAGCTTCCGCAGTTTGACTCCCGTGGCAAGCCTATGGAAGCGGCTAACATTGGCCGTGATTCTGTTATCAAGATCAACTTCTCTATTCGCCCGTACTATCTTCCGACTACCAAGACCTGCGGGTTGTCTCTCCGACCTGTAGCCGTGCAGGTGATTAAGCTCAACGAGTTCACTGGAGGTGGTTCTGCGGAATCATACGGATTTGATGATGAGGGGGAAGGCGGCTATGAGGCTCCCCCTAAGGAACCGTGGGAAGACGATAGCGTTACTGATGACGAAAGCCCCTCGAATTTCTAAATAGGAGAAAACCATGACTTACAAGTTCACTGAAGAAGCCATTAAAGACGAGCACAAGTTTGCCCTTGTCTCTGAATATACCCGTGAGGTTATTCTTAACAAGATCAATGAGGAGATCAAGGATCGAGGTACTTCATTTTTATATTTCGTTCAGATTGCTGGTGAGTATCTGACATTCAACAATAGGGAATTGAATGCGCTTCCGATCTCAAGTGTCAAGTTCTTCGTAAATCACAGTGATCTTGAGGATATCCCTGAACCCCTTAAGGAACTTGAGGCAGGGATTTGGATTGACGTGAGGGATCTCAAGAACTATGATCTTTCTGAAGCAATTAGTGATGCTTATGTCGTAGTTGCAACTGCTTCAGGTGATGAACTTAAAGGTAACTTTATGTCACACACTTCCTCTTATGTAGTTGGTAGTCTTATCAATTCCAAGATGCTTGAGATTGTTTCTCTTGATGATAATTCTTACGACCTGTACATGTTTGATCGAGTCATGTTCATCCCATCTGCCGCTAAGACTAAGAAGGAAGGATAACCCACATGACAACCCGAAAGGCCGCCTACAGTTACATGAAGCGGCATGATGCGGGTACTTATAGGTCAGGTCTTGAGGAGGCTAACAGCGCTCTCCTTAAGACCTTTTCTATTGAACCTAAATATGAGCAATACTATCTTGAGTATGTAGTACCCGAAAGTAAACACAGATACACCCCTGATTTCGTACTTCCCAATGGAATCATCATTGAGACTAAAGGTGTATGGGACGCAGAAGACAGGAAGAAGCATCTCCTCATTAAAGAGCAACATCCAAGCTTAGACATTCGTTTTGTCTTTAGTAGGTCAGCTACTCCTATTTACAAGGGATCTAGAACTACCTACGCATCATTCTGTGACAAGAATGGGATCCCCTATGCAGACAAAAGGATACCTGAGGAATGGCTTAAAGAGCCTGTAAAGAAAATACCTAGGGGTATCTTGTTTGATAAGAATAAGAAGAGTAAAAATGACCGTTAACTATAAGAAACCAGACATTGAGACTCACAAGAGTTTCATCAATTATAAATCAAGACCTGAAACTAAATTCATTGTTGTCCATTGTTCTGCAACACAACCTAAAAGTTCCTATGATTGGAAGACAATTGATCAGATGCACCGACAGCAAGGGTGGTTAGGTATTGGCTATCACTTTGTTATTAAGACTGATGGAACTATCCAAGAGGGTAGATCTCTGGATTCCATTGGCTCACACGTTAAAGGTCATAACAGCGATTCCGTAGGCATCTGCTTGATTGGTGGTATTGATTGCAGTGGCAAGTCTGTTGATAACTTCACTAAGGAGCAGAAGGATTCTCTCAGAGTTCTTATTGATTACCTGAGAGGTGTCTATCATGATGAGGTTACTGTATGCGGTCACAGAGATTTTAAAGGGGTGCATAAGGACTGCCCCTGTTTTGATGTTAAAACTTGGTATGGCACAGGGGCTAAGCACGTTAAGTTCTCCAATGAGGATGGAGCTTTTCTGAATAAGATAGGACTGTCTAAGGCAGACTTTGAGGAATACAATGGCAACATTGAGGATATCCAAGAAGGTGATCTTGTCTACTTAGGCTATAATGAATAAAACGTACACTAGTAGAGAGAAGCAATGCTTAGATATCTTAAAGCGTTTCTCATTGGTGTAGCCTTCTTTATTGGTTTGTACCTAGGGTCTTCCTATGAAGAGAACAAATATAGGGAGATCCTAGTATCAACCCAGAAAGAGTACATTGCAAAGATTGATGAGGTAACCAAAAGAAAAGATGCAACGATTAACTTACTTCTTAAAGACATGGCTACCACTGATGCTTTGCAATCTGCTCTTGATAAGCGGATTAACAGGTTGCAGTACAACATCAACAGTGGAAACAAGGCCATTATGCAACATACCGATAGAGTTACTGCAGAGTCAGTCATCACGTGTAGACAACTATTGTCAGAAGGTGCAGAGCTACATGGAGAAGGTGTTAAAATACTCAGAGACACCAACAGACGACTTGAAGCAATAATTAACTTACATAAAGAATAGTTTTATTGGCTATTGATAGTATCCCTTCTCGCTATTAGAGAAAGTGGAGAAAGCCTTAGCCTTCAGATAGACAGAGTAGCAAAATAGGTTACTGCAAGCTATAACCAAGGCCAATTACAGGTTCGAGTCCTGTCTCTGTCTAGTTTTAACTCTCCTTAGCTCAGTTGGATAGAGCATATGCCTTCTAAGCATACGGTCACTGGTTCGAATCCAGTAGGAGAGACCAAATTTTATAGAGAGGCTTTTATGCAGACTAAGGAAGAACTTGATCGTAGTGAACGTGCTTGGGAATCCCGTTGGGAACAAGAGTACGAAGAGTATCTTGAATCTCTTGATGAAGAAGATGAGGAAGATTACAACGATGAGGACGACGAAGAATGAATATTTGTGCTGCGAAGTGTCTTGTTCATTATGAAAACCTGTGGACTTTCGAACTGACGTATCCCCGATACATCCATAGTGAGTTCATGACGCATCGTGTCTTTTCACGTAACGCTAGTAGCTCTCGTGCTATTCCTGTGAAGCGTATGATTGAACAGGTGCGAGAGAACACTGTGATTCCCCCTAAGGTCTTCATGAATCAGAAGGGCATGGTAGGTGAGACTGAGGCTGATCCATTCACTACTACTGCCTTCCATGTTCTTTGGGAGGAAGCCGCAGAGAATGCCTGCAAGACTGCTGAGATGATGGAACGCTTGGGTATCCATAAGCAACACGTTAACCGTATCCTTGAACCCTTCCAGTTCATTAAGGTGATTGTTACGGCTACTGATTGGTACAACTTCTTTGTTCTCAGACTTGCACCTGATGCACAGCCTGAGATTCGAGAACTTGCAAGTGCAATCTACGATGAGATGAATCGTTACCATAACAAGGATGTAGGTGTCCTTGAGCTTGACAAAGAGCATATTGTGGTGTCCCTTCCGTACATCACTGATGAGGACATTAAGGAGATCGGAAAGGAAGAGTATCATCTCCTTATGAAGATCTCTGCCGCTCGTTGTGCTCGTGTCAGCTATAATAATCATGATGGTTCTAAGCCTGACATTGAGAAGGATCTTAAACTGTATGGTCATCTCTATGACAGCAAGCATATGTCTCCTATGGAGCATGCTTGTATTCGAGATGAAGATCATCGTAAGAATGCTAATCTGACTGGTTGGAAGAGTTTGCGTTATCTCATTGAAACCTACGAAGATCTATAGTAAATCATGAGCAACTATCAAGAGAGTACATTTCTTTATCATGAACCTTGCCCTAAATGTGGTTCCTCTGACGCCTGTGGTGTCTTTAGTGATGGTCACCGTTACTGTTATTCTTGTAATTCTTATTTTAGAGCTGATGGGAAAGTAATCCAAGAAAAGGAGATAAACACCGTGTGTAAGGAATGTATTCCTCTTGATGATCTTAATGTATCGTATCTTTCTGCAAGGAAGCTCAATCAAGACACGTGTTCTAAATTCAAGTACATGGTAGGTGACTACAAGGGTAATCCCTGTCAAGTAGCCAACTACTATGATGACAATGGGAACATCGTAGGTCAGAAACTTAGGTTTCCTAACAAGTCCTTTGCAGTCCTTGGTAAGATCTCTAATCGTCTTTTTGGTTCTCAGTTGTGGTCTTCAGGCAAGAAGATTGTGATTACCGAAGGTGAGATTGATTGTCTTACTGTGAGTCAGCTTCAGTCCAACAAATGGCCTGTTGTGAGTATCCCTAATGGTGCTCAAGCGGCCAAGAAGGCCATTGAAGCTAACCTTGAATACCTTGACAAGTTTGAAGAAGTGGTTCTCATGTTTGACATGGATGAGCCCGGTCGTAAAGCCTGTGAAGAGTGTGCTAAGGTATTACCTGCAGGTAAGGCATTCATTGCTAACCTACCTTTGAAGGATCCTAATGAGTGCCTACTTGAAGGTAAAGGTAGTGATGTTATTCAGGCTATTTGGAATGCAAAGCCTTATAGACCTGATGGTATTGTTGCAGGTACAGACCTGTATGAGAAGTGTGTAACCGATATTGACGACCTTAAGGATTCTGTAGAGTATCCTTGGAAGGCACTTCAGAACAAAACTAAAGGGGCTAGACATGGCGAACTATATGTCTTCACCAGTGGAAGTGGCATGGGAAAGTCAACCATCCTCAGAGAGCTTGAATACTACTTTGGTGTTCGGCGGGGAGAACTATGCGGAATTATTGCTCTTGAAGAATCTACTCGTAAAACTGGGTTGGAACTCATGTCAATTCACCTTAATAAGCGACTCATACTCGATCCTGAGGGTACAGATGAAGATGAGCGAAGCCGAGCTTTTAAAGATACAATTGGGAACGGAAGATTCTTCCTATACGATCACTTTGGGTCTCTTGATTCAAATAATTTGCTTAGCAAGCTCCGCTATATGATCGTTTCATTAGGATGCAAACGGATCTTTCTTGATCATATTTCCATTGTTGTCTCTGGTATGGACACTGATGAGGATGGGGGTGAACGCAAGGCTATAGATAAGCTTATGACTAACCTTCGTTCTCTTGTTGAGGAAACCCAGTGTACAATGTTTGTTGTATCGCACCTTAAGCGTCCTGAGAAGAAGGGACATGAAGAGGGTGCACAGGTGTCTTTAAGCCAACTCAGAGGCTCTGGAGCTATCGCACAGCTCTCTGATATGGTGATCGGTCTTGAGAGAAACCAACAGGGTGATAATCCTAATGTGTTGACTATTCGCCTGTTAAAAAACAGACATAGTGGTGACACTGGTGTCAGTGGTTACCTTTACTATAATAAGGACACTGGTAGGCTCTCTGACTATGAAGCAGATACTGAGTGTCCATTTGAGGATGAAGAAAATGAGTTTTAAAGATTTTACCTCCCCACTTACTTTCTGGTATTATGACAAGGACATGTCTATTACGGATCGTGCTATCTCATGCTTTTGGATGATCCTGTTGCTTCCTATTGCCCCTGTGATTCTAGCCTCTGAGTATGCGGATTCTGTTACGTACAGAGACCTAAGCTCTCTGGTATTCAAGATCTACGTGATTGCTATGTGGCTTATCACAATTACAGGTATCTCACTTCTGGTGATCCTGTAGGATCTTTTTAGCAAAACTATTTAAGGAATAGAAAATGCCATTGACAATTAAAGACAAATTCGTTATTACAGACATTGAAACAAATGGTCTGTTGGATACCACTACTAAATTCTGGTGTGGTTGGATCTATGACTCTCACAAAGATGAGTACAAGGGGTACACAGATCTAAATGATTACTGGGACGCACTTAACAAGTTTGGCTGTTCTGATTATAATATCGTCTTCCATAATGGCATACGCTTCGATATCCCGTGCCTTAAAAAGTTGGCAGGTGATCGCTTTTCTTTTGATCCACGCGACTGTGTGCTTGACACTCTTGTACTTGCTCGTTTGATCTACTCGAACATTAAGGACACTGACGTTGGTCTTATGCGTACTGGCAAGCTCCCTAAAGCTCTCTATGGTTCTCATAGCTTGAAGGCTTATGGTTACCGTATGGGTGAACTGAAGGGAACCTATGGCGAACAAGAGGACGCATGGGACAAGTTCACTCCTGAGATGTACGAGTACAACAAACAAGACGTTGTGGTTACCCTTAAGCTCTTCAAGAAGTTAATGTCTAAGGGTTATCCTCTTAAGGCTATTCAGCTTGAACATGACATTGCTTGGGTGATGGCTAAGCAAGAACGTAATGGTTTTGTCTTTGATAAAGATTCAGCAGTAAAGCTTTATGCTGATCTCTCTGCTAAGAGACAGGAGATCTATGATAGCCTTGTTACTGAGGTAGGTACTTGGACTGTCTACAAGGGTGATAAGGTGTACAAGCGAGATAACGCTAAGAAAGGCATTAAGGCAGGTGTTCCTTATCCTCAGTATGAAGAGGTTACCTTTAATCCTAACTCTCGTAGTCACATTGCTAAGGTTCTTATGGATCGAGGTTGGGAGCCTACTGAGGTTACACCTACGGGTGCACCTAAGGTTGATGAAGATACCCTGCAGTCTGCTATGGATATCTCATTGACACCTAAGATCCTTGAGTACCTATTGATTAACAAGCGTATTGCACAGCTTGCTGAGGGTGATAATGCTTGGCTTAAGCTTATGAAGGAAGATGAAGATGGATACTATCGCATTCATGGCTCTGTCAACCCTAATGGGGCTGTTACTGGTAGAGCAACTCATTCTTATCCTAACGTTGCACAGGTACCTGCGGGAAGGTCTCCATATGGTAAGGAGTGCAGGTCTTTGTTCACAGTGCCTAAAGGATGGTTTGAGGCTGGTATCGACGCTTCTGGCCTTGAGCTTCGTTGTTTTGGGGCTTTCCTGTTTCCTTTCGACAACGGTGCTTACATAAAGGAAATCCTTGAGGGTGACATTCACACTCATAATCAGAAGATGGCAGGACTTCCTACGAGAGACAACGCCAAGACGTTTATTTATGGCTTCCTTTGATAGGAGGAAGTAAAAGGCATTGAAAACGGTAGACGAACTCTATGAGTCAATACCGTGCTAAACTTTTAGATAGGAAATAAGATGGCTAACAGGTCAAACCACGCTAAATATACTGAGGATTCTCAATATAAAAATGGGATTAGTTTCTTTAAGCGAGAAGGCTCTAAGCTGAAGGAAACTGTTCGGTATTGTGAGCGTTGTGGTAAAGACCTAAAGAACGCAGGACGCTATTCTTGGGTAGTACACCACAAGGATCACAATAGAAATAACAATACTCTAGAAAACTATGAGTTGCTTTGTAAGTCATGCCACCAAAAGGAGCATGAGTGTCATAAAAAGCTCAATGTTAAAGAGTGGGTCAGAACTTGTTGGTTCTGTGGTGAGTCTTTTAGTACAAAGACATACAATAAAGAATTCTGTCCTGAGTGTAGAAAAATTTGGAGAAACAGCTTCAAAGGGAACTACACAAGAGAAGAAGCAAAGCCTCTTATTCTAGCTAGAAGGAAGTGTAACGACTATCCCGAAAGGGAGTAGAACCAAGCGGTTCGAAGCGGTGCCTCTCTAGAAATAGAGAATGAGATAGTCTACTCTCATAGGTGACTATGAGCAGGGTTTTATCCCGGGCTAGGATTAGCGACCCTAGTTGAATACAAGGTATGGAGCAGGCGATGCCAAGATTGGAGAGATCGTTGGTGGATCTTCGGCTGATGGTAAGCGCCTAAAGGAGAAATTCTTTAAGGCTGTCCCTGCTATTAAGAAACTTCGACAAGCCATCGAGAGAACTCTCATTGAGTCTTCTGAATGGATCGGCAACACTCAAAAAGTAAAATGGAAGAAACGTGTTCATCCTGATTGCCCTACTCTTAATATTTCTCATCATATTCTTGGACTTGATCGCCGTATTGTTTATGTGCGAAGCCCTCACTCGGCTCTGAACACTATCCTGCAGTCTGCAGGTGCCCTAATTTGTAAGAAGTGGGTGTGTCTTGTTGAGGAGAATATGCGTAAAGCAGGCTACAAGCATGGTTGGGACGGAGACTTTGCCATGATGGCTTGGGTACATGATGAAGTACAGGTTGCCTGTAGAACCAAAGAGATTGCAGAGGATTGTGTACGAATTGCTCAGGAGTCTATGAGACAGACTCAGGAGTTCTTTAAGTTTAATTGTCAGTTGGATACTGAAGGTAAAATTGGAGATAACTGGTATTCTTGCCACTAAGGAGTAATTATGATGACTAAGAAGATTAAGATCGTTTTCAAGTATGACCATGATGAATATGGGAATTACCTTAATGCTCGCATTGAGACTCCTAAGGGAGTCCATTGGCTCTACGACATCACTACTGAGGAAGCTATCGTTGAGGCTCTTAAGGATGTCAATGTAGAGCTTGAAACGGACTATGACTTTGGTGATGATGAGGAGGACTACGAGTAATGCATAAGTATCTTATGTTCCTTGGATATATTGACGCTCATCCTCCTAAGCTTCAGTCTGACTTCTGTCGATACAAAGCTAAGCTTATAGCTGAGGCGGCATCCCGTGGTCACATTACGTGCTTCTGCTTTGGTAAGCCTACTAACAAGTGGCACCTGACTGCTGAAGGTTTTGAGCTTTATAACTCCAGTAAGGATATCTACTATGGTCAAGTTATTGATTGATGGGGACATTCTTGCCTATAAGGCATCCTCAAGTGTCCAAAAGGACATCGACTGGGGTGATGGTCTTTGGACTTGTCATGCCTACCTTGAGGATGCAATAGAGCAGTTTAAGAACCTTTTGGATGGCATTTTGTTTGCCCTAAAGGAAACTACTCTTGAAGATTATTCTATTTCAGATATGATGTTTTTCTTTTCTGATGAAGATAACTTTAGAAAACATTATCTTCCTGCATATAAGAGTAATCGAAAGAATATCCGAAAGCCTACCTGCTATAAAGCTTTGGTAGAATGGGTCTATAATAACCACGAATATACTGTAGTTAAACCTATTAAATATCTTGAGGCTGATGATGTAATAGGCATTTATGCTACTACCTATAAAGACACTATTATCGTGTCTATGGACAAGGATTTTAAGACTATTCCATCTAAATTCTTTGACTTTGGTAGAGGTGAATTTAAAGACATTACTGAAGATGAGTCAAAATATTGGCTCATGTATCAGACACTCATTGGGGACACTACAGATGGGTATAAGGGGTGTCCTACGTATGGCCCTGTGAAAGCTAAGAAGCTCCTCGATGCTACTCCTGTGGAGTCCTATTGGGATGCTGTGGTCAAGGCTTATGAGAAGCAGGGACTCACTGAGGATGATGCTATCCTGCAGTGTACGATGGCTAGGATTCTCCATAAGGAGGACTTCCTTAGGTTCACTGAAGGTGAGCTTCCTCCTTTGTTTAATCCGAGTAAAACGTACTCTTAAAATACACAAGCATTAAAACTTAAAAGGTACACTAGTAGACTGAAAGGAATACATAACTATGGAAAAACCTGAAAACGTGGTTGACATTGATGAAGATTTCCCGTATATACCTAAGGATCTCCTTGAGAGAATCCAGAAGGACTTTGATATCCGTAAGATGATCTGGTACTCTGATGACCGTAATCTCCTTATGGGTATCCAACAGGTTATCTCTTATCTTGAAGATCATTATAATAAACAATCTAATTAATGGAGATAACTAACTATGGGTGCTCTTTTTAAGAAGCCTAAGGTTCCTGACATTAAGGTCAATGCTCCTGCTATTGAGAACCCTGTTCTTGAGCCTGAGGCCCCTGAGCTTGGAGCTGAGGAGACTGAGGAACATAAAAAGAATAAGGGAAAGAAAGCCTTAAGGATTGACTATGTTGGTTCTGCACGAGGGACTAATCCCCTCTAGTAAGGTCTATAAGATTTGTGTCTTAAAAGGTAAAGAAGACATTAAGATCTTAGATTATATTTTTGATAAGGGAATTGAGCTGATTAAATATAATCCTAATTCCCTTCCGTTTGTCTCTAAGTATTCTAATAAAGATATTGTCTATGATTTTCTAAAGCAGATTGTCTTATCAGAAGATAATACCGGTTATTGTGTACTTAGTTGCTACGATAAGGATATGGAACTCGTGGGTGCATCCCTAGTGTCTTGGGGGAGTCCTTGGTATGCACCTACGAGTATCCAAGTCATTAACGAAGAATGCACTGTAGCTTTTAAGCGAGGTGTTGGTTTAGCTAGAGCTTTGGCACATGTCTTAGAAAAGACTGCCAAAGATAAAGGCTTTAAACTGGTAATGTTCTCTAATGCGAATCTTCCCAATAGAAAGATGTTGGAGAATACCTTTGAGAAACACCTAGGTTATTCTTCATACAAGACTTTTTATAAAGAAATTATCTAATTTATAGGAAATTTAATAATGGGCTGGTTTAAGAAAGCCTTTAAGAAGGTAGCTAAGGTTGCCACTTTTGGTGCTTACCTAGGTGGTGGCTCTGGTGGTGGTGTAGTTGAAGCTCCTACTCCTGCTCCTGAAATTACTCTCAATCAGAAGGATGAGGGTGAAGCTAAAGAGAAGGTTGAGAATGCAAAGCTTAAGGCTCGTAAAGGTAAGAAGGCTTTGAAGATTTCTAAGGACGAAGCACCTGCTACCGGTGTTGGACGTAACATTGTCTGAGGATTGGTAATGGACGGTTGGGATGGCGGAAAACTCTGAACATACTGCAGGTAATATTCCCCTTGAGGGTGCTAAAGTTACCTATGACAAATTAACTACTGATCGAGATCCATATACGCAAAGAGCAGAGAAGTGCGCAACCTATACGATTCCTATGCTTTTCCCTAAGGAATCTGATGATGGTGGTACGAACTATACCACCCCATATAATTCTGTAGGTGCTAGAGGTCTTAACAATCTTGCCTCTAAGCTTCTCTTGGCTCTCCTGCCTCCGAATCAGCCCTTCTTCAGACTCGGGCTTGACTCTGAATCAACCATCATGCTGAATGAATCTGGTGATACCCAGATGAAAGACAATATTGAATATGGTCTTTCACTTATGGAACAGCAGATGGTTAAGTATATGGAGTCTCAGTCTCTTAGACCTACTCTCTTTGAAGCAATCAAGCAGTTGATCATTGCAGGCAATGCTCTCTTGTTCCTTCCTCCTGCTGAGGGTGGCATGAGATGCTACAGCCTTAGAGAGTACGTTGTACAGAGAGACACTATTGGTAATGTCCTTCAGCTTATTGCTAAGGACACCGTAGCTAGAGGCTCACTCCCTGATAACATTCAATCATTGCTCCCTGAAACTGGTGATCAGTCTCTTAATGAGAAGGTGGATATTTATACTCATATCTACAGGGTAGCTGAAGGTGAAGGTTATCATTGGGAATCCTATCAGGAAATTTCAGGTGAGACTATTGCAGGTTCCGAACAACAGTATCCTGCAGGTAAGACACCTTGGATTCCTTTGCGATTCTCCAAGAAGGACGGTGAACATTATGGTCGATCCTTCATTGAGGACTATTTGGGTGACTTGATCTCTCTTGAGAATCTCTCAAAGGCAATCGTAGAGATGTCTATGGTTGCATCTAAGGTTCTCTATTTGGTTTCTCCTGCTTGTCAGACTAACATTAGAGCCTTGGCTAAGGCTGAGAATGGTGCTTTTGTTAGAGGCAGACAGGAAGACGTCATTCCCATGCAGTTGAATAAGAGCATGGACATGTCTACTGTGTTGACTACAGCACAGCAGATTGAATCTCGCTTGTCTTATGCATTTCTTTTGAACTCTGCAGTTCAGAGTGGTGCGGCAGGTAGAGATAGAGTTACTGCAGAAGAGATTAGATACGTTGCAGGTGAGCTTGAGGACACCCTTGGTGGTGTCTATTCACTTTTGTCTCAGGAGCTTCAGTATCCCTTGGTTGGTTGTGTCTTTAATCAGATGCAGTCTCAGGGGTTGCTTCCTATGCTTGATGAGAGTATCGCTGAGATTGAACCTACGATTATTACTGGTGTTGATGCTCTTGGTAGAGGTCAGGACCTTAACAACCTTGCTCAGGCACTGCAGATTATGCAACAGTTCCCTGAGTTCTTGCAGGCTCTCAATGTAGGCAACTTAGCTACACGTATCTTTGCGGCGGCTCACATTGATGCTACCGGTCTTGTGAAGACTCCTGAAGAACTTCAGGCAGAACAGCAGGCCGCTATGGAACAGTATGCACAACAGCAGGGTATCGATGCTTCTGCACAGATTGCTACTGAGGAAGCTAAATCACAAATGGAATAATAATAAATAATGGAAGACAATACTCAAGTTTATGATGCACCTACGCTTCAGCAGGAAGCTGAGGCTAATGATATTGAAATCATGGAATCTGGCACCGATCAGATTCAGTATGATGATAATTTTGGAGGTGTTCCCCCTGTCAAAACTGAGGGGGAAGAACCTTCCAACAACACCGAAGGTACTGCCGAAGAGGGTGAAGGATCTACAGCGAAAGAAGAAGAAGGTGAGAAAGATCTTCAGGAAGAAGTAGACAAGCACAGCAAGGCAGTTAATTCGATTAAGGAAGACCTTAAGAGTAAGGGTGTGGATTTCAACAGTGCAGTCAAGGAATATGAAAAGACTGGTTCTCTTTCTGAAGAGACTGTTGAAGCTCTCAATAAGGCAGGTTATCCACCTGAAGTTATTGAAGCCTTTATTGAAGGTCGCATTGCTATGGAGGAACGTTTCACCAACGCTATTTATGAATCCGTTGGCGGTGAAAAGGAATACCGTAGCATTGTTAACTGGGCATCCCAGAATCTAAATAAGAAATCCATTGATGCCTTTAATCGGGCTATCGATAACAACAACATCAATGCAATTACTCTTATGCTTGACGGTATGAAGGCTAAGATGATTGCTAAGATGGGCACCGCTAATAAGTCTATTCATGGTGGTGCATCAGCTCCTAAGAATTCACCTAAGGGTTACTCTACGAAGACAGAGATGATCAAGGCTATGTCTGATCCTCGCTACGGTCGTGATCCTGAGTACACCCGTATGGTTGAACAACAGATGTGGGCAACTAATATTTAAAACTTTAATAACAACAATCTTTATTTAATTTTTAATAGGAAAATATAAACAATATGGCCGCTCTTCTTGAAACTGGCATCTCTAATCCGGGTCAGAAACTCTCTGCTGGTGATCGCGATGCCCTCTTTATGAAGGTCTTTTCGGGTGAAGTCCTGACTGCCTTTGCTCGTAATACTGTGATGATGTCTCGTCATCAGGTTCGAACGATCGACCATGGACGATCAGCTTCGTTCGCTGTCATGGGTCGTACCCGTGCTAAGTATCTTGCACCGGGCAACTCTCTTGATGATCAGCGTAAGAAGTTTGAACACACCGAAAAGATCATCGCTATCGATGGTCTTCTTACTGCTGACTGCCTCATCACTGATATTGATGATGCTATGAATCATTATGACGTTCGAGTTGAATACTCACGTCAGCTTGGTGAAGCCCTTGCTCAGTCTGCTGACTGTGCTATCATTAATGAACTTGCCAACATGGCCGCTAAGGATGACACTGTCAAGGAGAATATCCCTGATAATGGTACCGGTGCTGATAAGGTGAAGGGTACTGGCTCATCCTTCGAATTTGTTACTGGCCTTGACATTTCGCAGGAAGCCACTTATGGCAATAAGCTCATTGAGGGTCTTCTTGCCGCTCGTTCTGCTTTTACGAAGAATTATGTGCCGATGGGCGATCGTTACTGCCTGCTCACGCCTGAAGGCTACTCTGCTCTTATTAAGGCTCTTATGCCTGACTCAGCCAACTATCAGGCTCTCTTTGATCCGAACTCTGGTAAGCTCCAGACGATCTGCGGTTTTGAAGTGATTGAAGTCCCGCATCTCCTCAATGAAGGTGTTGATGGTAAGCACACGCTTTCTGAGAAGTACACTGCGGCTGGCCTTCAGGGTATCGTGTTCCACCGCTCTGCTGTTGGTACAGTTAAGCTGAAGGATCTCGCTATGGAACGTGCTCGCCGAGCTGAATATCAGGCCGATCAGATCATTGCCAAATACGCGATGGGGCATGGTGGTCTTCGTCCTGAAGCTGTTGGTGTCTTTGTTCAGACTGCTCAGGTTTAATAGATGACTCTTGACAGAATCCACGAGGCTTATAGCAATACGTTCTTCTGTCAGTTAAGCAAGTGGGGTAGCACCCTCTCTCTTGAGGAGGCTAAGGCTCTTGGTCTCCCTATTGACGAACCTAAGGCTCGTGTTAATGGAGAGGAGGCTACCCCCACTAAGAGACCTGCTAGAAAGCCTAAAAACAATAACAATAAGGAAGAGTAATGATTATTACACCTAGTAATGAACTTGATGCTGTAAATGAAATCCTGTCGTCCGTAGGCTCAAGTCCTGTTAACTCACTTGAGGACGACCTTAATGTGGATGTATTGAATGCTAAACGCATCCTTAGTGCAGTTAGCACTGAAGTTCAATCTAGGGGTTATCGCTTCAATACTCTTAATAATGTTTATCTTACGCCCGATTCTGATACTGGGCTTGTGCCTTTTGCCCATGATTATATCAGGGTGTTTTCTTCAGGCTATAAGCTAGTTAACAGATCGGGCTATTTTTTCGACCTTGAGATGGATACTAATGAGTTCCCTGAAGGTCTTACTGTTACAGAACTTGTTAAGAAGCTTCCATTCGAAGAGCTTCCCGTTGTCTTCCGTAAGTACATTACGGTGAAAGCCGCAAGAACCTTTCAGGTAAAGTACCTGACTAGTGCAGATATTGATGCTTCACTTCAGTATGAAGAAGCTACTGCTTATGCAGACATCGTAGACTATGATCTTATGTCTGGTGAGTACAATATCTACAGTGGTGACTCGTTTATCTCTCAACAGATTCAGAGGAGCTAAGGTATGCCTTTGGTTTCTCAAAGTATACCCTCATTCAAGGGTGGAGTCTCACAACAGCCTGACATTATCAGATTCCCTGATCAGGTTACTGAGCTTATCAACGGTTTCCCTAATGCGGTTGAAGGTCTCCAAAAGAGACCACCCACGATCCACGTTAAGCGTATCTCAGACAAAGTAGAAGCCAATAAGAAGAAGTACCACATCATCAACAGAGATGAGACAGAGCAGTACATCCTTCAGTTAGGTAGTGGTGAGTTCCAAGTGTTTGACCTTAAAGGTAACGCTAGATCTTGCTCTTTTGAAACTGATGAGGATAGGCAATACATTACTGCAGATAACCCAAAGGAATCCCTTAAGGCTGTTACTGTTGCTGACTACACCTTTGTCTTGAACACTGAGAAGGTGGTAGACGCTGTAGAAGGCGAGTCCCCAGCAGGTAAAAAGGATACTGCTCTAGTGTACATCAAGAATGCCCAGTATGCTAAGACTTACGCCATTTATGTCGAAGGTAAGTATATGTGCGGCGTTATTACCCCTGATGGTGGTGAAGCTAAGCAAGCTGTTCAGACTACTACTGCTTTTATTGCAAGAGCATTGTATGCACTTCTTAAGACTGGTAAGAAACCTGACGGTGGTGAACCTGACGTAGGGGGTACCTATGATGACCTGTTGAATCAGGTTGGTGGTAGAGCCTCTATGGGTTACTCTAGGTCTAGTGAAAGCATGAGTGACTATAACGTAGACCTAGTCGGTGACTCTGTTATTACGATTCAGTCTAAGTCTGGTTGGGATCCTCCTAATGTTCTCGTTAAGGACGGCTTTGGTAACCAGAACGCTATTGCCTACATTGGTAAGGTTACGGCTGTTAATAAGCTCCCTCCGATTGCGCCTGATGGTTACATTATGCAGATCTCTGGTGAAAAGAAATCAGAGGATGACGACTTCTACGTTAAGTGGGATGACAAACATAAGGTGTGGAAGGAAACTGTAGCACCTAAGATTCCCACTAAGATTAACCCTAAGAATATGCCTCATGCCATTGTCAGAGAGTCTGACGGTAGCTTTAAGCTTAAGAAGTTACCTTGGGTAGACCGAGGCTCTGGTAATGAAGACACTAATCCTGATCCGTCTTTTATTGGTCGGCGTATTAATGATATTTTCTTTTATAGAAACAGACTAGGCGTAATTGCGGATGAGTCTATCATTCTTAGTTCAACCAACGACTTCTTTAATTTCTGGTTTAAGTCTTCAGCCGCAATTGCTGACACAGACCCTATTGACGTTTCAGTGTCTTCTAACAAAGTAGCTACACTTACACATGCAGTCCCCTTTGCTAGAGAGCTTATGCTTTTCTCTAGAGAAGGTCAGTTCATCTTGTCTAGTGATGGTGTCATGACCCCTAAGAGTGTTAAGTGTGACCAAATCACTAACTTTGACTACAATCCTGTGGTTCAGCCTATCAGTGTCGGTTCAAGTATCTTCTTTGTCAACGACAGGGTTAACTATAGCTCTCTCATGAGGTATTACTCATTGCAGGACGTAGCTGACCTTAAGGACGCTGAAGATGTCTCTGCACACGTACCTGCGTATATCCCTAGGGGTGTCACTAGGTTGTCAGGGAATACAACTGAGAATGTTGTTACGTTGGTGAATACTGAGAATCCTAACATTGTGTTCTGTTATAAGTTTATCTTGCAGAATGGTGTAAGTGAACAGCAGGCTTGGTTTAAGTGGGTCTTTGGATACAAGGGTACTGAGGTAGTCCTAGCAGAGTTTGTAGGCTCAACTATTTACTTCCTTATTAACTCTCCTAATGGACTGTTCCTTGATAAGGCACAGCTTACTGGCAACACTATTGATTTTCCTGAAGAGCCTGTAAGACTCTTCATGGATAGAAAGATTGAATATAATATTCCTGAGAATGCTAAATACAGCGACTTTGAGGATTACACGGAGATCTCACTTAAGGATGTCTATGGGTATGCCTCTAAGCTCACAGGTGAATACTCTTATTATGTAGTTGCTAAGGACGGCTCCGTATGGGAGTTTGATGATTGGGACGAAGCTGAAGGTAAGCTTAGACTCTATGGTGACCATAGGGGTCAGAGTGTCTTCATAGGAATGTCCTATTACTTCTATACTGCCTTGTCTAAGCAGAACATTAAGAAGTCTACAGACAGTGGAGGTGTTGTTGCAGAAGACGAAGGTAGACTACAGCTTAGGTATTACTGGTTTAACTACTCTAAGTCTGGTGTCTTTGATTGTCACGTTAATAATGAAATCAAGAACAAGCATTTCAAGTATCGATTCACAGGTAGAAACCTAGGTGAATCCAGAACAAAGCTTGGTGCTAATAACTTGTACACAGGTAAGTTTAAGTTTCCTGTACAGGATGACAACAATGAAGTTGTTATTAGCGTATCCTCAAACAACCCTCAGCCCCTTAACGTTATCTCAGGTGGTTGGGAAGGTCTTTACATTAGAAGGAACTCAGCAGTATGACGTTACTACCCCTCACTCCAGAACAGAATAACATCCTTTGTGAAATGGCTAAGTATGCTATTGAACATTGTGATGAGGTAGACATTCCTATTGAACACTTTATTCATGAAGGTGTTTACTATAGGACTTGTTTTGTTCCTAAGGATGTAGCTATTATTGGAGCTTACATCAAAATCCCTACTACTGTAATTGTCAGTGGGGATTGTTATGTTACCCTAGGGAATACTGTAGGGAGACTTAAGGGTTACAACGTCATTCAAGCTGAGGGTGGTCGTAGGCAAGCCTTTAGGGCACTTGAAGATACGCACATTACGATGTGCTTTAGGACTGATAAGGTTGACCTGAGGGAATGTGAGAAAGAGTTTACTCCAGAGTGGATGCTGTTAACAACTAATAGAAAGGAATTGATTAAAGAATGAGTGGTGTCGTAATCGGAGTAGGCGCCGCTATTGGTGCAGTAGTTGGTGGTGGTGGTTCTCTATATGGTATCTCTAAGCAGAACCGTAGTATGGTGAAAGCCTTCAAGAAGCAGATGCACTACTTGCAACTAAACTATAACTACAATCAGGCATCCCTTGACAGGCAAGAAAGATCCATGTATGACTCTGCCCTAGGTGAGTTGTTTTCTTTGTCTCTTAATGCCTATCAGAACAATTCACAGATTGAAGCGGCTATTGCTGAGACAGGTCTTGATGGTAGATCTCAAGATAAGATCAAGCAGACAATTAGTGGACAGGCTCTAAGACAAGAGACTGCAACTAAAGAAGCCTATCTCAATGATGTGTGGAACGTAAGGTTCCAGAAGGATGCCCTTTACATTCAAACTAAGGCATCCGTTGAGCAAGCTAGGGATAACCTTAACAATAACCTTATTGGTGGCTCTAAGGCTTTCCAGCAGTTCCTTAATGGTGCGATCACAGGTGCCGCTATGGGTGCCGCTACTGCAGGTATTGGTAGTGCAGTTGGTGGTGCTCTTGGGGGTGCCACTTCTTCGGCCGCCGCATCTACTGCTACGGGTGCTTCTGCAGGTATCGGGGGTGCAGGGGCTGTTAGTACCTCTCTGGGTTCTGGATTCCTGTCTTCTTATGGTCTTGCGGCTAATAGTGCAGTAGCTGGAGGAGCTACTACTGCCGCTTCTACTGGTATGTCCTCAGGGGCACTGGCTGGTATTGGAGGGGCAGGTACTCTTGCATCTACAGGTATTAGCGGTGCATCCTCTAGTGCTTCTATTGCATCCAATACTAGTGGTAACTTCCTAGGCAACGTAGTGGCTAATTACCAACAGTATAAGCCCTATGTTGACTTCGTACAGCAATGGGCTAACTATTACAACTCTAACATTACCCCTAGAAAACGAGGAGGTTACTTTTACTAATGGCTTATAAAAATTCAGACGGTAATTCCTCCATTGCCAATCAGTGGGGGCAGTGGAGATACTTCAACTCTGCTTTGGATAAACTTGGTACGGCTAAGCCTGCTACAATTTCTATCAATGAAAATAATGTAACTATCCCAGAAGCAGACAATTGGCTTGAATGCTTTAAGGACGTTTCTAAGGCTATTAAAGGTGGTTTTGAAGCTAAGAAGGAGTTGTCCTATAAGTTAGCTGATGATTACCTTAAGTCACATTCTCTTGAACAGTACCGTGAGGAGATGACCAAGGGTCTTGTGCCATTCCAAGATGACCCTCTTGCAATGGCTAGACTTAAAGAGTCTCATGGCCAGATGCTGTTCCAGTACATCACTGAGGACTTTAAACGAAGAGTTGACACTAATGAATTTAAAGGAAAGGCTCCTGAAGAGGTTGACGCTGAGTTCTTTAAGTTCATGCGTGAGAATGTGTCTGATGTAGCCAAACAGTTTGGTTATAACTCTGACGATGTGTTCTTTAACAGGGGTGTCTTTGCTAACTCCCCTGCAGAACGCATCAAGATGATGACACGTCAGAAAGAAGTTGAACATAAGTTTAACGTTCAGGACATGTTCATCACCGAATCTGCTAAGGTTCATGCAATAATCCAGAATGGTGGTGATGCTGTAGCACTTGTCAGTGCCCTTAGTGAGATGGACCTTACCGTTGGTAGGTTCCTTGATCCCGAGCATCAAAATAAACTGTGGACTAGTGTCATCAGTTCTCTTGAGAACAGTCCTGAAGGCTTCTTTACTCTACAGCAACTTGCAGACTCTAAGGATCTACCGTTTGCTAATGGCGTAACCCTTAGGGAATACCTAGGCGAAGATGGCTATAAGACTTCCCTTATTAATGCTTATAACTATAGGTACAAGAGAGACACTAAGGCTTACCTTGACTACCAGAATGGACTTGATAATCTAGCAGATAATGGCGAGCTTTCCGTTCTTGAGGCCATTAGAAACAGTGAACTTGAAGCTAATGGCAACATCCTTACGGACAGAGTAAAGGACATCGAAAAGGCTGTAGACAGGGCTAGAGAAGTCCAAAGAAGCACCTTGAGAGCAACTGCTGTAAAGGCCCAAAATGAACAAAAGGCTCTTATCAAGCAAAACCTAGCTAAGAAGTTTCTAAAGGACGCTTCACTTGGAAAGGAGCTTAAGAGTAGTGACTCTTCTGATCTCTCTTCAGACGACATAAATGTTGCCTTTGATGCTATGATCGAGAGTGGTGAACTCACTACTGAGGGTGCCCTTGGGATTGCTAAGAACTCTTCTGTTCCCTTTAGGGACAACCCTGCAAGACGTTATTTCAAGGACAAGGCTGAAGCGGCTAGTGAGAAGCTGACTGGTATTACGTCTGACTATCTCAATAGTGGCATGAAGCCTGAGACTATTCCTAAGGAGCCCCCTGAGGAGATCACTCAGATGATTGAGTTGTACCGTACTGATCCTCAGGCTTTCTTGTATGCCACTGGTAGTACCAAGGGGTTCACTGAATCTATCCATGGTGCTATTCTTCTAATGGAAGGTGGTAGGTCTTGGGAAGATGTTGTAAAGAGAACTGCAGGCTTTGAAAAACTCAAGGCTGACTCTAAGGGAAGAGCAAAGATTGAGGGTCTTAGAATCAAGGTCAACACTGGTGTAACTGAGATCTCTAAGGTTATTGGTACCGAGATTGATCAGACAGGCAAAGACTTCATCTACAATATGGCTTGCAGGTTTGTAGGCTCTGGGGAGACTCCCAGTAGAGCCGTAGAGTTGGCTAAGGATGTCTACAGAAATCAGTACGTGACTCTCCTAGGCACTAGTGTCCCTGCTAGAGTGTTTACCTCTAGAGCTTATGGCAATGCTGACCCTAAGATGGCTAAGGAGCTATTTAGAGAGGAGTTCGACTATGGGGATGACTCCAAGTATTCTGTAGATTACAACGAGGAGTCTGGAAGACTTGTTGTGTATGAGAAGGGGACGTATAACTACGTTAAGTCCTACACAACTGAGGACATCCAACGTACCCTTGACAAGGCCGCTGAAAGAAAGGCTAAGGAGCTTGAAAAGAAAATGAATGCAACTGTCTTTGATAGACTTTCTGAACTAAAGAGTGGAACTGACTAATGAATCCTAGACGTAGTGCTTGGGGTGACTTCGAGAATACGGAGCATCCCTATGATGGTATCATTAAGGATACTGCTGAGAGATATGGCTTGAACCATACCCTATTCAGGCGACAACTGTATCAAGAATCACGATTTAACCCTAACGCTGTGTCTCGTGCAGGTGCTATGGGTGTTGGTCAGATCATGCCTAAAACTGCAAATGCTTATGGTGTGACCGACCTTAGCACCCTTAAGGATCCCTTCTTTAACATCGACCTTGCAGGTCGTATTATGAAGGATAACCTTAAGTATGCTAAGGGCAATCAATATGCGGCATTGGCTATGTACAATGGTGGTACTGCCGCAATGAAGAATTACCTTAAGGGTAACTATAAAAAGCTACCTAAGGAAACTTGGAATTACATTGATACCATCGGTGATGATGACAGGTGGGGAGAACAGAAGGTAGATGAACCTGTCCCTACAGTTAATCCTAGTGAGCCCCCTAAGCAGGAGCCTCTTGAGGATTCCTTGATTGACAGGAAGCCTGTATTTACTAATCTTGATTTGCCTGAGGCATCTAAAGAGATCAAGCCCTTTATCAAGGATCCTGTTGATGAGGATGCTGTAAGGGCGGCTCTTGCTAATACTACTAGAAGCAGGCTCATCGGTATCAGTTTTCGCTCAAAGCGTTGGGCTGACAATCGTTATGTCTATGACCCTTCTCAGGATACATCGGATGAGCCTCAGGTAGGCTTTGCAGGTGGCTTGAAGCACGGTTATGTGCCTACATACCTTAAGATGTCATTCGCTGACGGAAGTATCTTTGGTGAACAGTTTGCACCTTCGGATGAACAAAGGGGTGAAATCCTAGGCAAGGTAGGGTACAACATGGATAGGTACTATGCTGTACTCAATGGTGCTACTTCGATGGAGGATGTCGAAGAAAGGCTTAAGATCAATGAGGAAGTAATCAAGTATAGACAGGCTGAAGCTAATGCAGGTTGGTTCCCCTCGATCACTTCCTCTATTGGTGGCGCTGTTGTGGATCCTTTGTCTTATGTCCCCGCACTTGGTGCGTATGGTATGGCAGGCAGGGTGCTCACAGGTGCCGCTTTGGGTGCTGTTTCTAATCAGATTGATACCTACGTGTCTGGTGCAGAACATGACATCATGGAAGACATGCTTGTTGGCGCCATGTTTGGTGCAGGTATTGAGTTTGCATTCAAGGGTCTAGGTAAGGGTGGGCACTATGTAGGCGATACTGCTCGTAGAGCCAAAATCATCAGGGAGTATCAGGAGGCAGGTAAGGATCTTCCCTCTGAGGTCTTTGATGGTATTGGAGGATCCACTAAGGTCGCTACGTCCTTGAACAATCTCCTTGACAATATTGAACGCAGAGTCCCCCTTGTATCCACTAAGGGTGTCTTTCAGGCTCTTGAGTCTGCTAACTTTAGAAAGTTCTGTGAGTCTTTCTTTGTAGACCGTGGTTCTGGTTATGTTGACGAGAACGGTGTTCATTATGCAACTAGATTCCAAGGGCAGACTGTAGAGGAGAAGCTAAGAGCCGCTCAGATTGACTTTGAGAACTTTGAGTCTGGTTATAGAGATAGCTTCAATAACCTCAGAAAGCTGGGGCATGATGATGCAGAAATCAATCTGGCTATTTGTCAGGCCATTGAGAACGGTGTAACCCCTCCCAAGTTTGTAGGTAATGAAGAGTTCAGTAAGATCGTAGAGTCTACTAAGGATTTCCTTCAGAAAACCTCTAAGACTGGCCAGAGGGGTGGTTATGTCCCTAGAGTAAGCGATCCTAGAAAGGTTGGTGACCTGTTTGATCCTAATCTCCCTAGAGGGCCTCAGGTAGAGAGACTTGTTGATGAACTTTCTCACGCTCTTGTTGATGGTGCAACCTCTAATCCTGAAGTAAGACAGCGAGTCATTGACTACTACAAGAAGAATGTCTACGCTAAGCTCAAGGAAGAAAGAGAAGCACAGATTGCCGAGCAAGACAAGAAAAAGGACATCAAGTACCAAAAGGTAGCTAAGGCTTCCAATAAGATTATCTCTGACAAGTCCGCTCAAGCCTCTAGAAGTATTGAACGTATTCAAGAAAGAGGAGACGTTAGAGGTGACAATCTAGCTGATAAATACAATGAGCTAGAACCTGCTTACAACAAGGCTAAGAATAAGATCTTTGAGGATATCTCTAATGACCTTGAGAAGGCTGAAGCTGACTATGACAAGGCTGTTAAGGAAGCTAAGGCTAAATCTGAGAAGAAAACCAAAGAGCTAGAGAAAGAGTACAATAAACTCGATAAAACCTCTGATGCCAACATTGATGCCGAAATCAACAAAGAGATTGAGCGTCTTAGAAAAGAAGCTGAACTAAAGAAAGAGTTGGCTAAGGCTAAGGCTGGGACCGAAAGGCAAGCTAATGCCGCACAGAAGAGGTACGACAAGTACGTAAGCACTACACTTGTAGAGAGAGCTAAGAAACTCAAAGAGAAAGCCCTTAAGGCTAAAGAAGCTAAGAAGGAAGTTCTCCTTGAGGCCATCGAAGCAGAAGAGCAGAGACTTAAGAATACCTTAGAAAACAAGAAGGCATCCTACGAATCTAGAGTAGAGAATATCCAGAAGAGAGAATCCGAGAGACTTAAGGAACTTGAGAAGAAACTCATTAAGGATAGAGACTCTATTATTGAGAAGATCGAAGCTGTAGAGAAAGAAACTGCAGATAAGATCAAGGCTAAGGAACGAGAGGTTAGCGAAGTCCAGAGACAGCAACACAAGGCTCAGGACATGGTTAGACAGGAGAAGTTTGAGGATAATCTTGAACCTCTACCTGATGAGCCTGACTGGGTAGACGTGCTTGAATGGATGCAGAAAGAGGCTAGGGAAGATGCGCTCGGTTGGATCGACCAAGGTACTTCCATGGGTAGGGCTATCATCACTGATAGTAACATTGCAAACATTAAGTACGACCCCGAGGTGACTAGAATCCCTTGGGATACCTCTGTCACTACCCGTAGCGGATTGTCTATCGACAAGATGCGTAGAGATCCTCTTGAGGCTGTCCGTATGCACCATAACAAGGTTATTGGTGACAATATCCTCCTTAGTTACGGGTGTGAGAACTTGGGTGACTTTGAGAGTATGCTTGGTAAGATGTGGTCTGAGGAGGTTAATTCTGCCGTAGGTGGTAGGGTTGACGCTAAGAAGTTTGCACAAGCTCAGGAACAACTTATCAACATGATCTACAATAAGCACCATAGCATGTCTGATGTCAATAGCTCTTGGCTTGGGGCTATGGCGGATGTTGTCAGAAACCTTACGTTCTTCTCTAAGAATGCTATGATGGGTATGGCAAATCTCTTTGAACAGGGTGAAGCAATCAAGCACTATGGTGCCCTGCAGTTCTTTAAGGGTGTCCCTCTTGTTAGAGATTTCTTTGATAATTGGGCTAAGAATGGCATGACCAATGCAGAGATTAGACAGGCTCAGTCTCTTATCTTTGGCATGTCCGTAAGAGAGACTGGTCTACTTAGAGACATTGCTACGGAGTCTTTTGAGAAGCAACTACGTAGGTTCAATGGCGATAAGGCTAAGTCTATTCTTGTTGCGGCGACCGATACTCTTGCTCAGGCTTCTCCGTTTACTAAGTTCATTCAGAATACCGAGAACTCTATCGTTGAGGCTTCTCAAGGAATGTTCTTGGGTGAGCTTATTCAGTACGCTCATAACAAGTCTATCTCCAAGAAGGGCTTCCTTAATAAGGAGCTTATGCAACGCAATGGGATCTCTCAGGAGAACTTTGATAATCTACTGAAGATCCTTAAGGAATCCACTACCGTAGGTAAGAACAAGGAAATCACTATTGATAACCTTGATGCTATCCTCTCTAAGGACCCTGCCGCTCTTGCAACTCTTAGACGTATGGGCGACTATGTTGCTCATGAGGTAATCCAGAAGAATACCTTGGGTGACACTTTCCTTTGGGAGGGTGCCCAAAAGAACCCGTTTATGCAGTTGATCTTGCAGTTTAAGACGTTCGCTCTTAGATCCTACGATAAGAGACTTAAGAAAATTCTAGGTAGAATGGCTGAGGGTGATGCACTTGGACAAGCCTATAGTATCTTCTTGTCTACCGCATTGGGTACCTTGGGTGCCCTGACTAACACCCTTATTGGTACTGCAGGTATGAATGAGGAACAACGAAAGGAGTACCTTAAGAAGACTCTAAAGTATGACCCTGAAGAAGGGCTTACTTTAGACACTGCTTTTCAGGCTGGTATTAATGGTGTTATGCGTTCTAGCGTCTTTGCATTTCCATCTTTGCTTCTCAACACCGCAGGTGTGAACACTGACGTTAAGACCACTACCGAAGGCTTCTCCTCTCAGAAAGAGAAGGATGAGCTGTATGGAGGCTTTGATGCTGACAAGTGGTTTAGAGACTTGGCTCCTGCATACTCGACCATCAAGTCTTTCATGGACATTGCAGGGTACTCTGCTAATGTAGCTCGAATGACCGGTGATGAAAACTTCACCGATGAGCAACTAGAGAATCACAAAGAGAAAGCTGTCAGAGCTATTCGTAATTCTACTAATATCCCATTCCTTAAGTGGGGTCTTTATAACACTCTATCCGATAAGGATGAATAACTAAAACAATGGCTTTTACTATTGCTTTTTATACAGGTGACGGTACTACTACTGACTTTACCGTCCCCTTTGATTATCTAGCAAAGAAGTTCGTAAGAGTGTCCCGAGGCACCACCATCTTAACCGGTGGTGACTATGGGGACACCTCAAAGGACTATTATTTCCTAGATAAGAACAAAGTCAGACTAAAGGTTCCCCCTGCAACAGGTGAGGAGGTAACTATTAGACGCTATACGTCAGCTACTGATCGTGTGGTGTCTTTTAAGGATGCTTCAGTCCTTAAGGCTAATGACCTTGATGTGTCTTCTGTACAGACTATTCACATTGCTGAAGAAGCTAGAGACGTTATCAATGATGCTCTTCTTAAGGATAAGCAAGGTAACTGGGATGCTAAGGATAAACGCATCACTAACGTAGGTGCTCCTGTAGCTGATAATGATGCGATGACCTATGGCATCTACAAAGCTGATGCATTAGGTGCCCATCAGTCTAAGATTGCCGCTGAAAAAGCTAGAGACAGAGCTATTGAAGCTGAGACTAACTCTAAGAAATCTGAAGCTAATGCTAAGTTGTCTGAAGTGAAATCTCAGGCATCTGCAGGTACTGCTGTTAGTGCTTCAAAGCATGCTGATACAGTGAAGGTCGAGAATCAGGCTATCCTTCAGGAAGCTAAGGAAATCAGAGATGAGAATAAGGTTCTTGACGCTAATACTAAGGACAATGCTAATGTAGCTCAGGTTAAAGCTAATGAGGCCAAGGTCTCTGAGGCTAATGCCAAGAAGTCTGAGGTTAACTCTAAGGAATCTGAAGGCAACGCTAAGGTCTCTGAAGGTAAAGCTTCTGCTAGTGCTGAGTTAGCTAAGCAATGGGCTACTAAGCTTGGTGCTACTGTTGATGGTAGTGAATACTCTGCTAAGTATTATGCCAATAAGGCTAATGAGGTTCTTACTCAGGTTGCTACTGACGTTGTCAATAGGGTTACGGCTGAAGGTACCAAACAGGTTGGGCTAGTAAGTAATCAGGGTACTACCAGTGTTAACGCTGTGAAAGCCCAACAGACTGCCTCTGTCAATGCTGTGGTTACCCAACAGGGTACCTCTGTGAAGGCAGTGCAGGCTCAACAGACGACTAGCGTTAATGCCGTTACTGCTGAGGGTACTGAGCAGGTTGGCCTTGTTAGCACTGAAGGCACCAAGCAGGTAGACCTTGCGAAGGCTCAGGTTACCCTTGCCACTCAGAGCGCTTCTACTGCCACTGCTAAGGCTACCATTGCTACACAGCAGGCAACCCTTGCTACGACGAAGGCTAGCGAGGCTGAGGACAGTGCTACTGCGGCTAGTGCTGATGCTACGAAGGCTAAGGCTAGTGCCACCAATGCGGCTAATAGTGCAAGCACCTCTACTGCTCAGGCTACTAATGCAAGTAACAGTGCTAAGGCGGCTAAGCTCTCTGCAGATAATGCGGCTCTCTCTAAGACTGCGGCAGGTACCTCTGAGGTTAACGCTAAGGATTCTGAAGTTGAAGCTAAGAAGCAAGCTGATATTGCTAAGAAATATGCGGATCAGGCTGTTGCAGGCCAGTTACAGGCTGACTGGGCACAGACAAACTCCACTAAGAATGACTTTATTAAGAACAAGCCTACCCTTGGTACTCTCTCTGCTAAGAACAGTCTAGCCTATAGTGAACTTACAGGTGTCCCTACTTCCTTTACTCCGTCTTCTCATACTCATCCGATTAGTCAGGTTACTAACCTTCAGGCATCCCTTGATGCTAAGACTAACGATGCTACACTTCAGGTAGACCTTACGAAGATTCGTCAGTCAATCACTGAGGTGTCCTCTAAGGTTGATGGTATTGGTGACACTCTGTCTCCTACGTATGCCAAGAAACAAGGTATCCTTGATGCCTGTGATAAGGCTCTAAATGGTGCTAACCCTATCCATGCAGGTGATCCTACTCTTGATGACATTAAGTCAGCACTAGCTACCATTCAGGCTAAATTGGATCAGTTGGAAAGCAGAAGGTATGTTAAGGAGACTGGTAAGAGTTCTGATGGTACTAAGTGGTATCGTAAGTGGTCTGATGGGTGGCTTGAACAGGGGGGTTTTGAAGAAAAAACCGTACTTAATGGCGCAACATCAACGATTCTTTTACCGTTTGTATACAAAGACGCCTCATATAGCATTAGAGGTATTGGAGTTAAGAGGAAAGGTTATTATGGCTATGCAGTTATTGAGCAGGGTAGCATCACTAATAGTTCTTTTGCATATGCCGCTATGGCAAATTCGTCAAATGATGGCGTTGTTAAGTTTCACTGGTATACTTGTGGTTATATTAGGTGATAAATAATGGACGATCAAGAATTTATTAATCAACTAGCTGAAAAGCTAAGTAAACTCGGTACTGTAAGACCTCTAGGTTTCCACTATCTTCACCCCTATGGTACAGTTCCTGCTGATTCTATTATTTGTAATGGAGCTACGTATTCTAGAGCTTTATATAAAGACTTCTTTGATTACATTACAGCTCAGGGATGGGTGAAGACTGAAGCTGAATGGCAAGAGATTGCTACTAGAGACAATGGCTTCTGTCCTTTCTACTCTTCGGGTGACGGTAGTACGAACTTTAGGGTTCCTAGGTTCGCTCCTTATCAGCAGATCGCCATTGCGAGCGGGAATGCGGGTACGTACCATCAGGCGGGGATTCCGAATATTACGGGTAGAAGTGACCTTGGAGGTATTTATAGTAGTCTCTCTTTTAGTGGGGCGATTGCTACTGTCCATAACGAAGGAGGTGCTACCGGTGCAACTCATGTTAATGCAGGTGGCGGTCAAAGAGTTAAGCTAACGTTCAACGCAAGCAATTCTAATTCCATCTACGGTCGCTCCGACACTGTTCAACCCGAGAGTCACGAATGGGTCATGTGTGTAGTAGCCTACGGTGTAGCTACTAATGTAGGGGCTGTAAATATTCAGAATGTTATGTCTGCGGTGAATGCTGTACAAGCTAGTATTACAGAGGTTGAAGGAAAGATTACTAAGTTCGCCGCACCTGCATACGCGTCTGGTTCTAAGATTAAGGCAAACACGACTGTTACGATTCAATCGGACGGGTTTCTTAGATATTTCATTATGCTTGCTGGAACAGGTGGAAAGGAGCAGTACATCACCATTAATGGAACGAAGTTGACTATTTCCGCAGATAATTATTCTTCAGACAGGGATATCCTTCCAGTAATGAAGGGGGACAAGGTGAACTCTAGTGCTGATGAATGTATGTTCTATCCCGCTCGTTATGGAGCGTGAAAACTATGAATTTTGAACTTGATAAATATTACGAAGGTGCGTATCCACCCGAGGCTGTAACGTGGGCCAATGCGAACGGAGCTTACGTCGAATTGATCAACTCGGGCTACATTCTCAAAAAGAACCATGAACCTACAGTTGAAGAGATCGCAGAACGCGTGCGACGAGAACGTAACATAAAGATCGCTGAGACTGATTACTACACGATGCCTGACTACCCTTCAGATCCCAATAATATTGAGGAAATGAAGGTTTATAGGCAGGCTCTTAGAGACATCACTAAGCAGAAGGGTTTCCCTTCTAAGTTCACTTGGCCTGATGTCCCTAAATTCCTCTGTGAGGATACTTCAGACAACCTTGGTCTTGCTAAGGTTGGTCTTTAATCTATACTAAGGTATTCTTTCGGTAACTATGGATACCTTAGCTTTATCTAATTAAGTTACTACATAACTCTAGGTAAATCCTAGAAAGGAAATATATTATGGAGAAATATAAAGATGATTGATGAAAAGTGGGAAGAAGAAGTGATGGCTATGTCTAAGCATAAGCTTCTGGAAGCTGTAGAAAAGCTTAATAAGGAAGCTTATCACAGTGCTGAGGATATTAGAAAGTATAAGGATGCCTACAAGGCTCTTTATTATCTCCTGAGTATTGAGAAGGCGAATAAGTAATGACCTTTAGAAATGACCATATCTTTACTACTGGAACTCAGAACCCTTGCTTGACGGACTCCGATGCTCCAAACCTTGGAGGTGCTCCTTCAGAGAAGCTAGAAGACTCATGGATTCCTAAGGAGTTCACTTCTGCTACTGTGACTGGCACTGGGTTCTCTGATGGTCACGGTAAGATTACTTTCATCCCCGTACAGGTAGTAGCTGATAAAGCCATTTCTATTGACGCTATGGCTTCCTACGAGGTCACCTTTAGTGGCTCCGTAGGAGGCTTTGGTCAGACTGATCACACGGTGTCCCTTAATGGACTCTGTGGGGAGAACCAGTATGTGTTCCTTAAGTCTGCCAATGTCATGTGTGGCGTAGACAACGAAGGTAATGGTGTCTTGGCTTGCCTTATACCTACTACTGATGGTAAGATCAAGAGTAATGAATTTAAGTTTAGAACCATCAATATGGATGAGTCCTCAGCTACGAAGACAAGAACCTTTAAGGTTTACATTAATGTAACTGCTGAGATCTCCAATACTAATTTTGGTCTTGGCAAGATGTTCCCTAGAAGCAAGTGACCTTGCAAGGAGTAAGTGATGAATATTCAAGTTTATTGGGATGGTAACGTAGGTGCTTGTGAATATGAGGATCGTAAGGGTTTCTTTACGTCCAAGCCTAGCATTCCTACGGTTACCTTTGATACCCTTGTTTATAGTGAAGATGATAACGTAGCTAAGAAGATTAAATCTAACAATCCTAGCTCTCTCACTCCTGAAGAAATTACTGCGGTAAAGCAGTTTGCTAATGCTAACTCTGTTGAAGTTCCCTCAACGGATAAGGTGTCTATTGACAAGCATAATACTGATCCTCAGGCTCATCATGACATCAGAGTTGCCCTTAGCACTCTCAATGAATATGCCCATAAGGTTGCATCCGTATGGTCTACTGAGGTTGATCTTGTGGACATGAATAAGGCATCCTTTGATCTCCCTTGGGATTATGTCATGCAGGACATCACTGACTGTACTGATGGTGCAACTAGTGCCAATTGGGTTGCTCCTGCTAATGAAGCCTATGATGTGACTGTTAAGGTTGGCTTCTCAGGTTTGCCTACAGGTCTCTCTGCTACTCTTACCCTTAAGAAGAACGGTACGACTACTGTAGCTACTGAGACCTTTACGAATGTCACCAATGTGATTACCTTGAATAAAGATCAGGTGATTCTTGCAGAACGAGATAAGCTGTCTTGCACTATTACCTTTAATAAAATCCCTACATCAGGTATCATTACTCCTGCTAGATCCTATTTGAGAGTTGATAATCATGGAGCAGTTCTTGCTAAGAGAGCCTCTGATTATGTATTTAACACTCTTGCTAATATGATCTTCTATGATGGCATTGAAGCTAGACTTCAGCTTGATGAAGCTAAGAAGCCTGCAGTTGTCATTGATACTTGGAACACTAAGTAATTAACAAAATACACTATGGAAATTAACGTTATTAAGAAAGATGGCACTCGTGAAGACTGGTGCTTTGACAAGATCAAGGTAGCTATTGATAAGGCTACCAAGAGAGCTAATGCTAAATACCCTGAATGGAGACTTTGTCAGATCGATGGTTACCTTAAGGGTATCCTCTTTAAGAAGACTGAAGTGACTGCTGAAGCTCTCCATGGGTATGTCATTGATGCCCTAAACAGATACCTCCCTGAAGTTGGTAAGGCTTATCAGGAATATCGAGATTACAAGAACACCTACGCTAAAGCCTTTGAGTCTGTCAAGAGTGAAGCTGATACGGTGCTTCTCTTGGGAGACAGAGAGAATGCTAACTTTGATAGCTCCCTTATCTCTACTAAGGGTTCTCTAATTAAAGGATACCTGACTAAAGAATTGTATAAGCAATTCTACCTATCTAATAAAGAGAAGGAACTTGTTAAGCGAGGAGACATCTACATTCATGATCTTAGAGACATGATCTTTAATTCATTTAATTGTTGTCTCTTTGACATCGGTAATGTCCTTAAGGGTGGCTTTGAGATGTCCAATGTGAAGTACACGGAACCTACGAGTGTCCTTAGTGCCCTTCAGGTTATTGGTGACATTACTCTTGTGGCTACTGCTCAGCAGTTCGGTGGGTTCACACTTGCAGAGATTGATAAGGTTCTCCTTCCGTACGCTAAGAAGACCTACGATAACGCCTTTAAGAAGTATTCCGAACAATGCAACATGGAGTATGATGAATCCTGTGCAATGGCTATGGGGGATCTCAAGCGTGAACTTGAACAGGGATTTCAGTCTCTTGAACTGAAGCTCAACACTGTTCCGTGTTCTCGCGGTGACTTCGCGTTCACTACACTTACCTTTGGTACGTGGGATGTCATGATGGATGATCTCGACAGAGACATCATGAAGCTGATCAGTGAAGTTATCCTTGATACCCGTATGAAGGGGCATGGTGGTAAGCAAGTTGTCTTCCCTAAGCTCGTCTTCCTCTATGATGAGGATAAGATTGAAGCTGATGGGGATCATGAGGAACTTTTTCATAAGGCTGTGGAATGTTCTAGTAAGTGTATGTACCCTGACTACCTTAGTTTGAACCATGGTAAGGTAGGCGAAATCTATCAACGCACTGGTGCTATCACGAGTCCTATGGGTTGCCGTGCATATCTCACTGAGTGGCACGACCCTAAGACAAACGAAGCCATTACTATTGGTCGTTGCAACATTGGTGCTGTTTCTCTTAATCTTCCGTTGATTTGGAAGGTTGCTGAGAATGAAGGTGAAGACTTCTTTGTTGTCCTTGAGGATCGACTTCAGGTAATCCGTGAGTTCCTTAAGAAACGCTATGACATGATTCGTCATACTAAGGCATGTACGAATCCTATGTGCTTCACTCAAGGGGGTCTCCATAATGGTAATCTAAGCCCTGATGATGAGATCGGAGACCTTGTTGAATACATGACTGCATCCTTTGGTATCACTGCATTAAATGAATTGTCTATCCTTGCTACAGGTAAATCACTTAAGGAAGATTCTTCATTTGCTAATAATGTAGTAGATTTCATTAATGAAAGAATTGAGGACTTTAAGAAAGAAGATGGCTACCTTTATGCTCTGTATGGTACTCCTGCAGAATCTCTTTGTGGGACTCAAGCTAAGCAATACCGTGAATACACAGGAGACAATCAGTTCGGAGATTATTTCACGAACTCCTTCCACCTCCACGTTAGTGAAGATGTAACCCCTTTTGAGAAACAGGATAAAGAGTATGAACTTTTTCATAAGTGCAATGGGGGTCACATTCAGTATGTACGACTGGATAATCCTAACAACTTCAATGCAGTTAAAACCCTTATTGAAAGGGGCATGTCAATGGGTTTCTATCAGGGTGTCAACTTTGATGCAGCTTATTGTGAAGACTGTGGTTCTCATAGCACTAATGTTGGCAACACCTGTCCTCATTGTGGCTCTCACAACCTCTCTATTATTTCTCGTGTTTGTGGGTATTTGGGTTACAGTAATGTCAATGGAAAATCTAGAATGAACGATGCTAAAATGGCAGAAATCAAAGATAGGAAGAGTATGTAAGTATGAACTACTCCGGAATCAATACCTGTGATTCCACCAATGGTGATGGGCTGAGGGTGTCCTTATTTGTCTCTGGATGCTCTCTCCATTGCAAGGGTTGCTTTAACAAGGATGCTTGGAATAAGAACTACGGTAAGGAGTTCACTGAGGAGACTATGGATACCCTCCTAGAGGCTCTCAGAAGCCCTTGGATCGAAGGACTAAGCATCCTTGGGGGTGACCCCTTGGAACCCTACAACGTGCCCTCAGTGAGCCGTATAGTGATCATTGTGAAGGGGTTGTACCCTGAGAAGACTATTTGGATGTGGACAGGCAGGAAGTATGAACAAGTTAAAGATTTAGCACTCCTTAAGAATGTGGATGTGCTTATTACTGAACCGTTTATTGAAAGGAAGAAATGTTTTGGAAAATACTATGGATCAAGTAACCAACATGTCTATAAGAGAACTTCAGGGGATGCTGTTGGTTTTCTTAGAGATGACTCACTCTAAGAATCAAATTGAACGAGACAAGGCTCAGAAGCTTTACAGAAAGTTCATAACTGAGGAATACAAGGAATTGCTTTCTGAGGAGCCTTGTACTGCTAATGACTTTAAGGAACTCTGTGACCTTATCTGGGTGTGTGTCCAGTATGCTAATGCCTGTGGTTATGACATTGAGGCAGGTATGAATGAGCTTGTTAAAGAGTATTCTAGCAAGCTTTGGGATGATAAAGGCAACTTCTGTGCAACATATAGGGAAGATGGAAAGCTCCTTAAGGGTGCTCACTTTAAGAAGGCTAACTTTGAGAAGTTGATGAAGAGTGGCTGAGGAACAGCGTGGCTGAGGAACAGCGTGGCTGAGGAACAGCGTGGCTGAGGAACAGCGTGGCTGATGAACAGAACAATATCCTAGAAAACATGGCACAAATCACTCCATCAGTGGCAGTGTCTAGTGCTGTTATTCTGGGGTTACCTTTAAGTGATTGGGTCTACATTGTTACTATTGTCTATACATTTGTAGGTATTTGCACGATGATTAAGAAGCACTGGATAGACCCTTGGTTAGAGAAGAAGAGAAAGAAATGAAATACAACGATCTTGAAGAACTATTGGGCAACCTCCAGAATGAGTTGCTTAACAATATGCTTGAAGACCTTAACAACCCTGAGAAGAGATCTCCACAGCTCTACAATGCTATCATTAAGGAGCTTGAACGTAATGGTATTAACTGCATCCCTAAAGCAGGTGATGGAGACGAGAATGCCCTTAGCAGACTCCTGAAGGCTACTAAGCAGAGATTTGAGGAGGACTATGGCTCAAGCATCAACTAAGGAAGCAGAGCTTCTTTTACCTTATTATCAGAATTTCCCTTTGTTTTGTAATCTTGTTTGGCGTTCGATCGGTTTGCCTTCATTGACACCTATTCAAACAGATATTGCAAAACTCCTTCAGAATCCTCCAAATGATCGATTGATCTTGATGGGTTTCCGAGGCGTAGCTAAGTCATTTATTACTTGTGCTTACGTTGTCTGGAACTTGTGGAGAGACCCACAGCTGAAGATCATGATTGTCTCAGCTAATAAGGAAAGAGCTGATGCTAATGCGACCTTTATTAAGAAGATCATCAATGAGCTTCCTTTCTTGGACCACTTAAAGGCTCGTGATGGTCAGAGAGATACTCAGAACCTTTTTGACGTTGGGCCGGCCAAACCTGACCATTCACCTTCGGTTAAATCCGTAGGTATTAGAGGTCAGTTGACAGGCTCTCGTGCTGATATTATCTGCGCCGATGACGTCGAAATTCCGAATAACTCCTTCACTCAGGTGCTTAGAGATCAGTTGTTTGAGCTCGTCAAAGAGTTCGACGCTGTTCTTAAGCCTGGTGCAGGTAAAAAGATTATCTACCTAGGGACTCCTCAGAATGAGATGAGCCTCTATAACGAGCTACAAGAGCGTGGGTACACTGCTGTGATCTACCCTGCCAGATATCCCTATGATGACGCTCACAGAGCTTCCTATGGCGATAGACTGGCTAATATCATTGCTAACAAGTATGATGAGAATCCTAAGAGATGGGCAGGTAAACCTACAGACCCCTTGAGATTCTCTGAAGAGGACTTACAGAAGCGTGAGCTGTCCTATAGAAAGGCAGGCTTTGCCCTTCAGTTCATGCTTGATACGACCCTCTCAGACGCTGATAAATACCCTCTGAGGCTTCGTGACCTGCTTGTAGGTATGTTCCCCTTAGACGAGGCTCCAATGAAGCTCACGTGGCTCCCAGAGCCCTCTAAGAGGGTTCCAGTTGACGAGTGTCCTACGATGGGCCTTAAGGGAGACTCTTACTTCTACTATCATGCCTCATCCAATGAGGTTGTTCCATATGCCCATAAGATCCTATGTATTGACCCATCGGGCCGTGGTAAAGACGAAACAGGCTATGCTGTTCTCTACTACCTAAATGGGTATATCTACGTCATGGAAGTAGGGGGTCTATTGGGAGGTTATTCTGATGTAGTTCTCAATAAGTTAGCTAAGGTAGCTAAGAAGTACAAAGTTAATGAAGTAGTCATTGAAGGAAACTTCGGTAAACCATATTGCCGAAACAAAACCCATTAAATTCGGTGAAACTCCCTCAGGGACAATACCGAGCCAAGCCTAGAAATAGGAAGGTGTAGAGACTAATTGTAAGGCCAAGTGGTCTGAAAAAGTGGGAACAATAGCTAAAATAACAATAATATGCACGAATACAAATTTCACATAATCTATAAAACAACAAACCTAATAAACGGTAAAATATACGTAGGGCTACACTCTACGGATAATATTGACGACGGATATTTAGGTAGTGGTTGGGTGCTTAAGTCTGCTATAAAGAAGTACGGTAGAGAAAACTTTAAAAGAGAGGTTCTGTTAGTCCTATCCAACAGGGAAGAAGCTAGAGAAGTAGAGTCCTTGCTGGTAGATAAAGAATTTGCCTCTAGACAAGATACCTATAATCTTCAAGAGGGCGGCATGGGTGTGGAGAACCAGTGGGGTGAAAATAACCACGCATACGGTAAGGTAGCCCACAACGCTAAAGGTGTCTTGGCAGAACACCTTGACGGCAGACAGTTTAGGTTTAACTCAATACAAGAATGCGCAGAAGCTCTAGGATTTGCTAGAGCTAACATAAGAAACCTCCTCTATAAAGGTATTCGTGGTAGAAGAGGTTGGAAGATTAGCTATTGTTAAGATATAGTCCGATCTACACAGCAATGTGTAGCCCCATGGCATAAGCGTAACGAACTTGTGTAAACATAATGGATGGTATGTACCTTAAGCTCTTTGAGCCAGTATTGAAGAAAACTTACCCTAACTGTGGTGTTACTGAAGTTAAGTCTACGGGCCAAAAAGAACTCCGAATCATCGACACTCTTGAACCTGTAATCTCTAATCATAAAATGTGTGTCACCCCTGAGTGTATCAGGAATGACTACTCTACTGTACCCGAATCTGACTACAAATATGCTTGCTTTTACCAACTTACTCGTATCACTGCTGACAGGGGTGCCCTTGTTCATGATGACCGTCTGGATGCTCTGGCAATCGGAGTTAAATACCTTGTGGACTTCATGGGTGTCGATGCAGACACTGGTATCGAGGAACTTACTGAAGAGTGGTTAGAGGACTCTATGGAGTCTTTCTATGGATTCGTAACTAACCATGTTGGTGGTAGTGTGCTCGTTACTGAAGACACTAAGTCTGGATCTAGAAACACCTCAAAAGGTATCAAAAGAGAGACTCCAGGATACAAAATTAAGTAGAAATACTGATAAGCGATATAAAAAGTATTCTTTATTGGTATATTCTAGACACCTGAAAGAATATAACGTACTATTTATAGACAAAAACACGTTCTGAATATAACGTACACTCTTAGAGGGGGCTGGGAAAGGTTATATATATAGGTGTATATAGCTCATATCCTAGCTCTACTAAGATAAAGGTATTATCTACTAGAGTCCCTTATAGGTATACTGAAGGTTAACCTATAGTCCCTTATGGGGATACTTAGGTTCCCTTATGGGAATCCTGGGGTGAACCTACAGATCCCTTATAGGGATGATCACTAATAACATCATTAACAATTATAATAACAAGAACATAGATGAATTGGACTAAGAACAAGTCTAGTACAACTAGCAAGGTGTTTATCACCATAAAGATAATCATCATCATTGTCCTATTTATCATGTCATTGATGAATGGTGACTTAAGTATGATTGATGCTATCCTTAGGACTCTTGTGAGTTCCTTATAGAGTCTTTGACTCTACCTTTAAGTTTTCCATAGTGTAAAGTGTGTATCCTAGGTTGTGTTCAACAACACTGTGTACCATAACTAGCCCTAGACTCTCCCTTAAGTGTGGATTGTCTGGGGCTTTTTTTTCGATTCCTGTGCTAGCAGAGCTAGCTGTGGATAACTAAGGGGTCTCGATTGAAAAAATGGAGAAAATTTATGAACCCTCACGTTAATAAAAGATCGCATGCGTTACCCCCGTGGGGGCACCTCATGACCACCTCTCGTATCACCTTTGCACAAAACAGATGATGTTTACCCACGGTGCCCTAAGGGTTAACCGAAGGTTGGTGCTTTTGATATCTATAGAGGACCTTTGGTAATCCTGAGTGATTTAGTCAGGTATCTATGGGGACTGTTGGTAATCCTGAGTGATTTAGTCAGGTATCTATGGGGACTGTTGGTAATCCTGAGTGATTTAGTCAGGTATCTAAGACACAATCTGTGGGGCTACCCT